GCTGGAGAATGTCAAATATTTAACATTAGCATCCCTAGCCATACTTTTGATAAATTGTAAACCTTTTTCAACCACTTGATAATCATTTTCTAACGTCCAAGCAGCCCAAACATGGAGTTCTTGACCCATTGACTGAAGGATAAAGAAGCCATAAAAATGGTTGTTCTTCAGGACTACCCAAAGCATAGCCTTTTGATTGAAACAGTCGGTATATACATCCTCGACTATCCAATTCTCAGGACTTTTAGTTTTAATCTTTTCTAGGCCGGGCTTAATAAAAGCCCACCATTTTCTTAGGTCATCGACCGGGATATATTTAAATTCTGTCATCCGACGATTATATAACCGTATGTCTTATCCGCAGTATTATTAGCCCAATGACTTACCGTAGCTTGTCCTTGTTGCTGGCTAGAAACATATAGATTTGTTGTAGCAGCAGGAGCAACATAGGAAACCGTCACAATAGCTGATGGTGTTGCAGGTCTATCTGGACTTGTATCAGTTGGATATTGCTCAACGGAAACACCGGTATCTGTTGGCCTCCACATTATTTCAGCGTAATCACCGCCATTCATTTCTATAAAGAAATTCATAGCAGCAATTAAATGAGAAGGATCGCCAGTGCTTTTTCTAGCTGGAAGAAAAAACTTACTATTAGAATTGTCTATATTAGTGCCATTCTTACGGAACCAAATATCTACGTCCTGACCATCATTTGTATCATTTTTAAACTGAATCGAGAACTGGATATTGTAAATACCATAATCCCTAACATTTAACCTAGAGCTATTGGAAATGTAGATTCCATTAGAATAATCTGTTGTGTTATACGTTATTGCATACGCCGTAGTCGTATTAGCAGCAGTCTGGTCTGTGGAGTCCTGAAATGCTCCGTAAGGCGCTGAATCAGCCTCGGCAGCATTAGATACTGGCACGAATAAAATCAGGCTGTCGTAGCCTATACGCTCGTCATAGAGGGTAGTTGTGACTGCATTACCAGTGGCTAGGGTTAAACGGCCTGTGTTATTGGTCTTTCCGTCCATAATGCCACGAACGACCTCAGATACGGCACGTTGATCGCTCCCAAATGGCGGCAATGTACGAAATTGCATTATCGAGTACCCTGCTGGAATATTTCTATTTCAGTTCCGACAACAGTTTTCCAGTTATCTCCGCTTGGAATGACCTTAACCCTGTGATATTCACCGTTAGATCGCAAGCTCACGCGGTTTTCATAGTCTGCTGGCACTTCTGAGCCAAAATCCACTTGATCTGAGAGCAAATCACGGCTTGAAACAGCTACAGAAGCAGATCCACCGTCAACAATCGGCTTTGCTAAAGTAATCGTAGACCTACCGTTACTAATATCGCCAGAAACTACTGATGCAGTCTTCTTTGAGTTACCGAAAGTGATAACTTTCTGCCCAGTTGTACCAACTAAAATCAACTGACCGCCTGCCCATTGCGGATCATCAAGCGAAACTTGCAAAGCATCCAAACTTGCAGAATAATTATCAAGTTGCTCAAGAGTAACAGTGGCGGAAAGTAACGAGGCAATCGATGTAGCCGTTGTATCAATATGAGACCAACGTTTTAACGGGATGCTATAGGCCAAGATGCCATATCCACCAGACTGCTGTGGGTAGCACCACAAGACTAACTTCCTAATCGGATCAACAGCGGCAGATATTTTTAACTTAATGTCTGTGCGAGACACTATGTCAAAGAACCAGCGATTTATCTTCTCCTCGCCAATATTCGTAAAGCTCTGACCGTCTGTTACATAAAAGCCATCATCAGCTAAGAAGTAAGTTAAGCCACTAAATTGAGCTATAGAGCCACCAGACAAACAGCCTAACGTGCGAGAAATAGCATCAAACTGGAAAAAAAGCGGGGAGCCTGTATAGCTCATTCGATATATGGCACGTTCTAAGAATATCAGCCCATATTCCCCACCCGCTAAACCTGTAATATCGCCACCATCAGGCAATACTTGTGAATCCGACTGAGATGCAGCACCGGGAGTCCAATCTGTTTCATCGTTAATATCAGACCAGTAAACCTTGTTCTCATCGCCAGATACGTTAGCAGCTACTACAAAGTCACGGACAATCGTTACAAACTTTGCAGCAGGAGCAGCAGCCGCCAAATCAGCAAAATAAGTGCTTACGCCAAGCTCATAGGACTGAAGTTTATCTCCACCATTAGCTGCAATAACCTTAGCACCAAACTGCGTAACATCCCAAAACTCAACCGCAGAATAGCCAGTAGTTGTCAGCGGATCTAAGTCAAGATCAGCGGCATCAAACTTGTACAAGTTGGACGCAGAACCAGCAAAAATCGTATTTACAGTACCTAGCTTCGCACCAAATGCCAGCAATAAATCAGCACCAGCATTATCAGAAAGATTAGCCTCGCCATTAAACGGAGCATACCCATTAGCAACCGGATAACAATTAAGCGCATCAGTAACACCACCAATTACACCCGGCTGATCTGGTAACCACTCGCCAAAATTGATCGTTGTTTTAGCCATTATTGTTTCGTCCAGCTATTGTTACCTACAGGTTTGTTTGTCCAAGAATCAATACTTGAGGAAGATACAGTCCAAGTATTTGATGATGGCGAAATAGTAGTCCATGTATTTTCACCAGCAGACTGATTAGACCAAGCATTTACGCTAGGAGTTACATCAGACCATTCATCACCAATGATAAAGCCATTTGCAGTAAAAGTTACAGTTCCATTAACTCTTGCAACACCAAAAAATACTTGAGAGGCAAGGCAAGAAACAATAGCCTCACAGTAAACTGAGGCAAATCCTTCATACTCAACGCCACCGTTAGCTGTTACCGTAGCCTCTGCAAATACAGCAGCGTTATTAGTCCTTATTCTGAGACCATCAGCCGTAACCGTAGCACTAGCCGAAACAGCAGCGTTACCTTGCTGAATCCTAATGCCAGCCGCAGTAAATACCGCAGTTCCGTTAATTGATGCGTTACCTGCATATACCGCAATCGCATTAGCTACTACAGTTGCAGAAGCATTAACATTTGCAGAAGCATTAGCAATCAGACCGCCAAGAGCCGTAACTGTAGCAATGCCAGATATTGATGCTGATGCCAATCTTTCACGGATAGCATTAGCGCCAACACTAGCAGTTCCATCTACCGCAGCATTAGAAAACCTAATCCTAAATGCGCTTGCTGATACCGTAGCAGAGGCATCTACACTTGCTGTGCCAAACAACGTATTGCTACCTAATGCAGAATACGGAGACTGAACAAATGCAGTAATCCCGAACATTTAGACGATCACCCATCTAGCGCCAGTAGGAACAGTTACGGTAACACCAGTATTTAACGTAACATTCCCAGAACTCAATCCATTGTAGTTTGTTGGCAAAGTTAAAGATGTAGCAACAGTATTTGCATTCAGGAAAATGCCGTTAGATGCAGCAAAAGAAGCCTCATAAGCAATGTCTGAAGCATCGCCATATACAGCCTTACTAGAAGGATACGTTACGAATACGTCTTTGCTATTGGCTGCAAAGTTAATAGCCGCCGTAGTGCCTGAGCTATTAGATAAAATCGTATCCCGTGAGAGCGTAGTACCGCTAGACGTATATGTGCCAATGCCGACTTCCCAAGTTCCAGCAGTCGCATCAACTATTGCATAATAAGTTGTGTTTCCATTACCAACATCAGCAAACGAGCGAAATCCAGACGTAGCACCGGCTAACGTCAAAGTGCCAGTACCAGATGTTGTACTGGTTTCCTTTATCCTATCTTTGACAACAAGAGGCATTATTTACCCCTTATGCCAAAGTCACACTCAGGCTACCAATTGCAATCTTGAAAATATCGCCGTTCTCAATAGTTTTGGATGTGTCTAAGGCTGTGTGATACAGCAGGTTACCGCTAGTAGAAGCATCAAGAATACCGATATAGGCTACGGTTCCCCATGTTCCTGTGGCTTGTGGAAACTCAACCGCAGCACTATTGGTACTAACGCCATTGCTGGGCGCACCAAAAGTAACAGCAGTACGAGCATAAGAACCACCTGAAACTTCTGTACCAGTATTAGCATCGGTAGGATCGCTTGTATAAAGGCCAACATAAACGGTTGTAGGGCTTGTGTAGCTGGTATTGCGGAGAGTAGCGTTAATCAGCGCATTCTCAAGATAGTTCGACATTTCTGCCATGATTTACCTCACGTTATAAGACATTGACATAGGCTGACCACTGTACTCACTTGACTG